GGCGATAACGGTGTAGTCATTCGTGGATACATTGGCGTCAATGTAAACACGCTCGACGCATCCGCGCAAGATTTCCGAACTCGCCGTGTCAGCCGTGGTTGATGTCGTGACGTTATCCGCAAAAAGCGTGATGAACCCTGCGTCCGCATAGGCACAACCGGCCAGCACAAACAAGGCCACAACTGCAAAAAATGTTTTCATATATTTCCTCCGCATAGGCTGGCGGGGCATCCAACATCCCCGCCAGCCAAATGCTTGTTTTCAGTCACGGCCCGTCTAGGATCATCGCTGCGGAACTCTTACGCGCACCATTGTTCTGCACAAAGGCGACGTAATTCGTGGTAGCCGCGCTTACGGTCGCCGTCAAAGCAGCGTACCCGGTGGCATCGGTGACAATCACGATTGTGGCTGAGTTCGTTTCGGACAATAGCGTGCCGGTCGTGGCAACCAGACTAATCAGGTTTGCCGTACTGGCCGCGCCATTGGTGGCCGCGCTCCAAATACCAACGACGGTTGACGCAGCGCCAAGACCGTTCGACACGGTAATGGCGGCGGTATCAACTGCGCTGGTAGCGCCGGACACGACAATCGTGTTGGGCTGCAAGGCACTTGCCGCCAGCCCAATCGTAGTGGCCAGTCCGTTGGTCATCGCCGTTTCCGGTATGTTCCCGCCGATGTCATCTCCCAGCGTCGCGGCGGCATTTGTTAAGGCCGCTTCGGGGATGTTGCCGACGGTAATATTCGTGCCATTAATCGCGCCGCTGATCGAAGTGGCGGCCGAAATCGTAGTCGCTGTCAGCGCCTGTACCGCCGTAATACCCTTAGCCACGCTTACCGCATGGGTGCCCTCGGATGTAATAACCACGGTGGCTTCCGCCGCGCTGTTCGCCGTGTCGCCAGTCCGGTCGTCATTGATATCAATAAACGGAAGACTTCCGGCGCCAACCACGTTGGTCTGCACAATGGAGATAACATCGTTTGTGGTCGGCATATTGAAGTCTGCCGAACCGTCCAAATCGAGGTCGCCATCCAATGTCAAACTTTCAAACGTTACGCTGTCAACGGTTGCCGTCGGAACAACTAAGTTCCCGTACTGGTCAATTCCGCTTGTCAGCGTGCCGCTCGTATCGCGCCGCCACGCCGCAATCGCGCCGTCAGACGCAAACACTGGCACCGCAAGCAGCAATGCCACCGCGCCGATAATCATTCTATTCATGGTTTTCTTCATTAAGTCACCATCCTTTCTTTTTGCATGGTTGACTTAGGCCACACCATCGGTCCCGTAAATGCCATACCAGTCAAACGGGCCATGAGACAACCGGGCGCTCATGTTCCAAGTGCGGCTATCATTGCGCGGCGTGCTCTCGGCCTTGACGGTCGGGGAACGGCGCAAGTAGAACCGGATAGGCTTTTCGTTCGTGATGATCCACCATGCAGTCGTGGAATCCAGGTAGTGGCCCACTTCGTAGGACAGACCTTTCTTCCGAACCGCATTGATCTCATTGTTGGCATAGTACGGGACGGCGGTTGATTCAAGAATCTCAATCGCGGTGCGTTCTTTGCTCGGATGAATGATCAACGTTTTGGGAATCTGCATGATGGGATTGCCTTCACGGTCGTTCAGACCGCTGAAGTTGTTAATCCCGGCCCACAGCGAATCAACGCCCAGCGTAACGTCAGTCGCCGGACGGTTGGCTTGGGCGGCCCCATCGCCAAACGACGCATGACTGGTAGCACACAGCGTTTCATCGGCCGTGTCGCTCGCGCCTACCGTGCTGACGGTAAACGACATGTTCAGGTCATACGCGCCCTGCGTGTTCATGCGGTGCTTCATCGCCTTGCCCATCGCACCGGCAGTCTTGACAACCACCGGGAACAGTTCGTCATCAATGCACTCTTCAGAGGCAATGACGGTGAACGCATACTTTTTATGCGTCCAGGTGCGCTGCGGGCCTTGCGGGAACGAGACTTCCGGGAAGTTTTCATACTCGCCCACTTCGTTCGGCATCGGCACTTCACCGAACATTGCGTCGCGCTCGTACTGCTTGCCGGATGTCATCACGTCACACCACGCCTTGTACTCATCGGCGTAGATTTTCAGGTTGTCGAAAAAAGCCTTACCGATGCGAGCATCGAAAAGCTTGGTCATGTTTGCACTTATAATAGCCATAATCTTTCCCTTTCAGTTTTTTTTGTTACGATGGCTTAGGCGGCCGTCACGGCACCGGCTTTTTGCTGCATATCGGTCAGGAACCGGATGAGCACGCGGGCGTTGGTGTCACCAATCGCGTAACCGGGAGCAGGCCCAAGCACCTGAACCTTTTTCTGCGTGGTATTCGACACGTCAACATACGTACTCGTGGCATCGGTAATGATCAGCCCGTATGCGGTGTTGATATGCGTGGTTGCCAGCGCAATCGCGGCGGAACCGTTACGCAGCGTGGCGACAAAGATATTGTAAGGGTTTGCCTCGTAATACCCAACCGCCGTGCCAGCCGTGCCGGACGCATCGTGCGCCGCGACGCCAACAACTTTGTCGGTGCCGGTACTGGAGTCCGCTTCCAGTTCCAAACTGGTGTCATCTTCCACCAGCGGCGTTCCGGCAATAAACGTCATGGAGGCCTCTTCGCCGGGACTTTTATTCCAGCGAATACCCTCTTTCCCTTCCTGGGCATAAATCGCCAGTTGTTTCACATCAAATGTAGTAGCCATGTTCTATTCCTTTCTTCTGGTTCAACTTTCATTTTCATCAGAAACGCGGATGCTATCGGGCGATATGCCGGTTTCCGTGATGATTTTTCTGCGTTCCGCTTCGTTGGACTGCTTTTGCCCCAAGATACCCGCTCGCTTCTTAATGGCGATTTCCTGGGCTGCTTGGCGCTTTTTGTATTCCGACATCGGGCATTTCATCAGAATACGGTTTCCCCGGATTTTCAGTCCGTCCGGGTTATCTTGCGGCGTATTGAACGGCATGCCCTTAAGCTTTTCATCACCACGGGCAGGTTCGTAGCCCTTGGGTTGCCATTCCGCCATATCCTCTTCCGCGCTTTGTCCGTCCTTATGGACAAGGACATAATGAAAATTCGGGTCAAGATTGGTTGCAACATCGCTCGCCCGACTGGTTCTTTCGCTTGTCACCCGCACTTTTTTTACGTAAGCCATTTTATTCTATCCTTCAAAAAATTGTTACAATCAGCCATTCACCATTGCCGCATATTGCTCAAGCTCCTGTTTTGACGTGAAGCCCATCGAACGGGCTTGCTTCAACACGTCAGGATCGTTCAGCCATGCGCGGCCCTTGTCCGTGCCGCCAGTCTTGACGCGCTGTGCCGACCCGGTCGTTCCAGTAAACTCTGTCGGGTCTGGCTTCTTCGCGCCCTCCATGGCTTCGATGATGACGATTTTCTTTTCATCCGGCAAGTCCGCCAGTTCCGGGTGCTGTTCGTCAAGCGCTTTGAGCTTCTGCTGCCGATCCTTATATCCGGGGATTTGCTCCAATGCCCGGCGATAAGCCTTTTCTTCGGCGGCTTTGATGGCCTGCAATGACGTATAGCGGGTGGAGTCGAGTTCAGCCAACACGCCTTTCAGCGCGATTGACAGTCCTTCCTTCGGATCCTCCTCGTACTTTTCAAGTACAGACTTCATCCACTCATCGGCAGTCTGCCCCTTTTCCATCGGGGGCAACTGCTGCTGACTGTTTTTCGTGACCTCGGCCAACTTCTGCGTAACTTGGTGAAAAGACTGCTGCGTGTCCTTGAGCATTTTTTCGTAACGCTCGCGCTCCTTGGCGGACATGCTTTCCACGGTTTCAGCCTTGGCCTTCACCTTTTCCAGTTCAGCTTTCAGCGTGTCAATGACGGTGCTTTCGCTGGGCAACGCGCTTTCGGGGGCGGCGTCATCCGGCAGGATGGTTTCTGCTGCCTGTTCCGCGCCTTGCGTTTGCACTGCGTCTTCTACCGCGCCTTCGGGCTGTTCGGCTACTGGAGTCTGCTTTTTCTCTGCGGGCATCTTACCTCTTTTTCTTCGGGCTTGTGTTATGCAGGTATCGGGGTTCCTGCTTGCTGCGGCATTTCCACATCAAAGTTATCGGGAACAGGAACCTCCGCGCCCTGGGCTGTCCGAGGCCCGAACTCGGATAATAGCCCAGAGTTTGGAGGCGATTGTTCCTGTTTGCGTAAATTCATGGTCTCGCGGATATGATGGCCAATCTTCCCGGCATTCGGGTTTTTTTCACGCTTGGCGTCCATATATGCCTTGGTATGGATTGGCAAATGGATGTCGTGGTTTTCGCCAGGCTGCGGGGCTTCAAGATTACCGTATTCCAGCATGGCTACGTTTTCAAAGAGCGCAGCCTTGACGGCCTGATCGTACCCCGGTATGCGCGTGATCTCTTCTGGATTGTCAAGCTCCATGGCATCAGCCATGCGCCGCATAATTTTGGCGCGGATGGTGGCGTCCGTTGTTAATTGCAGCAGCATGGCAAGATTTTGCATACGCATGGCTTTGTCGCGTGAATATACGACGCCTTCCGCAACTACTGAATAATCCTTGCCAGTCATGGAAAAGTCAAAATAGCGGCCTTCTTCACCAACAAAATAGATGATGTCGGCGGGCGTCATAAAAGCGTGGATGTATTGGGCGAATTTGTCCATGAAGCTTGCCATAAGGCTTTCTTCGATAACGGACAAGTCCGCGTAAATCGGGGTTGTGGCGGCTATGCGTGCGCCTTGGTATTCGTATGCGGATGTCCGGCCACCCATGGCTACACCAAGAATGGCGTCCGTAGTGTTCATTATCTCTTTGATTTTGTTTTCATTGTAGATAATGGTGTTGGTGATTGTGCCGGTGATGTCAATCATGTTTACTTCGTATACCGCTTCTCTGGGATCGCCTTCAACGGGGATGGCGTTGGAATGTCCATAGTCAATTCTATCAGTGTGTGATACCATCATCGAATTGTAGAATATCGTGCGGCGGTTGATCTTCGACCGGTTATCGGCCAACTGGTTTTGCGCCGTGCAAATCTGGTCATGGTATGTCTCAACCTTTTCGCCAAGACTGATATGGTAAAATCCAATATCATCCTCACACTGGTTGGCATCCAGCAGCGGCATCCCGCCCGGAAACGGATTTTCGCGGCACTCAATCACTTCGCATTTGTCGGCATCTCCCAAGATACGAACGCGGAACAATTTCCATTCCCCCGCCTCGTCCCACTTGCCTTTTTCCGTGTCAATAGGCAACATCGCCCACACCACCCAATGCCGGATAAGGCCGGTGTCCTTGTCGTTGTAATCGTGTTCGGCATTGCCAAAACGCGATTCTTTAACGGTCTCGGTTGTGTCGCCCGATGTTGCTTTAAATTGGTCAACTGCCGCTTTGTTGGCAGCATCGCCTTTCTTGGAAGTGTCCTTCGGCAGCACGATAGTCGTGTCGCCCCTCAATGCCGACCACGTTGTTAAAGACTTGATAAAAACCGTATCCTGCTCTTTCAGCCCGTCAATGTTCGTGTCGGCATACAAGTTTTCGATAGGGATATGCTCCATGACGGGTAGCACCGGAACGCTGTAAATCGTGTCTTTTCCACCCTTGACTTTCCACGCCTTCTTGTCACGCCGGAACGGTATGCCGCAAAGCCCTTTGCCATACTTGTAAATGCCGTACAGAATCTTCCGCATGTTGCGCTTGAAGTCCGGGGCGTCCATGGCGATATGCAGCATGTCCGTCAGGATGGCGGCGTTCTTGCGGGCTTGGTCAAGCGTGCCTTGGTCAACAATGCTGGGGCGTGGGATGTATTTGTACTTGTGCTTGTTTTCCACAAGTATCTGATACGCAATGCCGACAAGCTGGTTGATTGACCGGGTGACTACGCCGCTGCCAAAATTGGCGCGGTTTTTCTCCGTGATGTCGCCAGACGGCTTTACCCGGTACATTTCGTCCACCTTTTTCCACACGTCCTCGTAGCTCTGCCGATCGGATATGTTTGACCAGACCGTGCTTAACCGCGCCTTGACTTCCTTGACAACATCTTCATCTTCGGCGTAATTCTTAAGGTTTTCGGCAATAACCTCCGAAACGTCAACCGAAATGGAGTCATCTTCCAGGAGGTCGGGAATCTTCTCCACTTCCATCGCCGGTGGCTGGGATAAAGCAGCCGGATCGGCTAAGTCAACGCTCGGAGGATTATTTTCTATTGCCATTTTCACCCCACGCAAAGAATGTCATGCACGCTTATTAAGCACAAATGGTCTTCATCTTCATAGCAATGAATCCCGTAAGTCGTGTCGAAAAACACAAACCGCCCCACACCAAAAATCTTCCCGTCAACTTCTTCGCCACACCGGACAATCTCCGCCCGGTAGGTCTTGCGAACCTTCTTGTCGGGCAGGTGAATCCCGCCAACCATCCTGTTTGCCGAATCAGGACGGCAAAGAATCATCTCGCCCATCGGCATGATTGATTCAAAATCGTTCCCCTTCACCTGCTGCAACTTGGCGACAATCCCCTTTTCCTTCGTTATCCGGTATTCCTGCGAATCGCTGAATGGGATCACCGCATCCTCTTTCTTATAAAGCACGATGTCGCCCTTCTTGACAACTTCGCACTTCCCGCCGGCCTGAACAACCTCCGCCCGCCAGTCGTGGACGAGTAGCGTTTCTGGTACTACTATCCCGCCTTCGTACTCATCCTCCTCCATGTCTGCCCTAATTAAAACGTTGCTGCCAATGATTTTAAAATTATCCGGCATTTTCATCCCGCCAATCCTCCTTTATTTATCTATGGTAGCGTTTTTGCAACTCTCCCTGTAAATGTCAAGTAAAAAAATCTCCATCAGCTTGCATCCCTTGAAAAGGCCAACAATTTCGCCATTGTTGAAAGAATTTTCCCCAATCCCGCCAAGATTGTTTTTTGACTCCGCCTTCAATCCGCACAACTTAACAAGTGCTTGAAATTCGGTTTGCATTTTCGCTAATCTGAGAACCATATCAACTGTTTGGTCATCAGTCCTGACTCCGCAAAATTCCGCTCTTTGCATCAGTAACCCCCGCTTTTTATCATTATTTTATAATCCGGCTTGACATCTTCGGTATCGCGGGCTCCCGGCTCCCACCTGAAATTAGCCGCCGCCATGTACTCGGTATCGTCTATGGCGTGATCGTCTTTGTCGCGCTTGCCCTCTTTGGCGTTGTGCATGTCTGCGCCAAAACGCCTTGAATCAAATATGCAATGCTCCCATTCGTATATCCAGTCTTTGCATTTCCTGGATACGTAAAGCCTGGGTGCGCCTTCCTTTCCGGTGACAAGGTGGCGGCGGCGGGGATCTGTTTTCATCAATGCCCGCAAGGATTGCGCCCGCTGTTCCTGCTGCAATCTGGTTGACGGCGTGACGGCCAGACCGCCGATCTGGAAGTAGAAACTTATTGGACGGCCAACCCCGCCAGAATTGGAAAAGCAATGCCAGTCCAATACCGTCCTGTGGTAGTATTGCCTTACAACCTTTTCACGGTAGCGCTTGAATACTTGGTTGCTTGGCTTGTCCTTTACCTCATCCATTTCCACCGGCTCGTTCCCGCAATGCCGGATAATCTCCGGCGCATGGAATACGGCGTCATGGCCTTTGACGTAATACTCGTCATACCGGAAATAATCCCCATTCGGGCTGACTGCCCATAACCCGCAACTTGTGGCGTTGGACACCCCGTAGTCCATGCTCCGGTAATGCGTCCAGCCTTTATCCTTGATGTCGTCATACGTCCAGTCAATGAAATGGATTGCCGGGACAACCTCTGGATAGTACAGCCCGGAAGAACGCTGGAATAACCCGTAATATCGCGCCTCGCCCTCCATGATCGCGTTTTCATCGCCCGACTTACGCGGTATCACGATGTTCTTGGTGTAGGCGGCCTTCTTCTGTTCCTTGCTGTAGATGTAATCCGGCACATCATCAACCGGGATCCGCGACCTTAACACCGTATGGCCATGCGTGTTCAGCCCCTTCCACACGTCGAATAGCCACCCGGACGCCCCGGTGTCCTGCCGCCCATCCACCCGATGCGGCGTGAATGGGAATATCCACTTTACCCCGCCACGCGTCCGCCCGCGTTCGTCCAACTCATTAAAGAACACCAGCGGCATCTGCTCATCCGCATGTACCACGTCAGCCTTGATCCCGGCTACCGTGCTGGCGTCTTGCTCGTATGTCCCGTAAATTATCTTAGACCCGCACTTCAACGGCACTATCGGCAAATCGCGCCATGACGGCGTCCTTGTCCCGCCATGCCCTATCTCTCTGAACGGTCCCAATTCCTCATCCGGCATCCACCGCTGGTATTCCGGCCAGATGGCATTAACCAACTGGCTCTTGTTATAGCCCATCACCACCAGGGTCTTTGGCCCTTCCCATGCGTGATACCGTACCCCGTTTTCCTTGAATAACGGCCAGTTTGGATTACACGGTATGATTGAAAGGATGGCCTTGATGACAGCATGGCATGTCTTTCCTACCTGGTTGGGGCTGCAATTCATGCACAGGGTATGAATCCTGTCGGAAATCCAGTCTGCCAGACTGACAAGGTTGAACCCGCAATCATGCCCATACCGCGCTTTCCCATGCGGCGCGAAATACTTGATTTCGTTCTGCTCTTTCTCTTTTACCAGCGCGGCTATCTCTCTCTTTAGGCCAGGGTCTGCCTCAATCTCTTTAGCCGGAACTCGGAACAATGACCGCCCCAGCCGCATCTCCCACGTCTTTTCCTCTATGAAGTCCGCCCGCTCTTTTGTTGGATCGCTTGTCATTTATCACCCTTGGCGCCGGCCCCCGCCCCATCCACCGTCACCTCGCTCGTAATGTCTATCGCTTTTCCCCCGTCACTCCCGCCGCCACCCTCTTCGTCATCCCCGCCACCCCCCTCGTCCACCGCCCGCAATTTCCGCCGCACCCGGTAAAACAATTCCACCGTCTCTTCTCCTTCCCCGACCTTCCCAACCGGAGCCGCCCCCTGCACCCTCGCTATGTCCGCCGCATCCATGAGCGCTTTCACCGACTGCGCCTTCTTGTCCTGCATGATCTCTTCCGGCTTGATCCCCGCCGCTATCTGAAACGCCTTCTGCTGGAACATCTCCTGCATCGCTTCCGACCGGATTGCCTTCAATTCCGACCGGTAGTGCCGCAACATCCATCTCGCGTTCTTGATCTGCCGCGCCGGCCGCCCAGTCCGCCGCTCGGTCTCTTTTATCCCCCACACCGACGACAAGAACACCAGCGCCTTTAACTTATGATTGCGCTTTAACCCGTCGTACGCCTCTCTCAAATCGTCACTATCGTCGTTCAACAGCATCAGCACCGGCGACATATCAACCGGGGTCTGCCCCTTCATGCTTGGCATCCTTTTCATCTTTTCCACGCCTCCATCTTCCGTTTTCAGACCGTCAGTACCGCAACCAATTATGCCTCTTATCAAATTCCCCAACAATTGTCAACTCTTTTCCCGTAAATTATTTGCTTGACAAATCCACGCCGCCACTCTACCCTCCCAACCATAGACCAAAAGCCCCGCCGGTGGACGCGGCTATAATCCATACCTCCACCAGGTGTAACGGACGGGATTCGAACCAGTAGTAGGCCCGCACCGCCAAATCCCTGCGGATGAACGGATCAACCCCTGTCATCCTTAATGAGTCCGGGACTCTCCCCACACCGGACACGGGAGCTTGAGGGAACCTAATTACCCTACGGCAGCAATAGATAACAGAGGCCGGCGCAAGCTCGTGAATCAACACTTTACCTCTCCAACCCATGCGGGCGGTTTCTTTCTCTTTTCAGTACTGCTCATACCCAGCATTCTCTTCCGTCGTAAGTATCTACCAATACAGCTCTTATACCACCCAGTTGGTTACTTTTCACTCATAAGTAGTAATTATTACTATCGCCCCTACTTTACTACGCCAGTTTTATCACAACACCCCGCCCACCACGGATACGGTCTAAATATTTACCTGTGCGCTGGTTACGGGGATGTATACGTAGCAGAAAGCATAGCCGGCATGGGCAATGGCTAGGGCCGGTACGGTCTAAAATAATCCCTGCGAGACATAATCAATATTATGCGACGTAGGTTTCACCCAATGTTTATGCGGGTTTGCTGGCGTTTTGCGGCAATCCTAAAGTTTTTGCGGCATTGCGATAATCCGGCGTGCAGCGCGTGCGGCTGAGTGGTGGAGTGCAAAACATGTCCCCCCGCATTAATAGATTAATCGGTTAATTTTTTCTTGGTGGTGGGGGGCAATGCGATTGAGCGGCGGCAGGTTGCATTACAGATACATGCAGGATTTATCCGGCTTGCATCATATCCTATATGCTGCAATCGGCCCCATGGCGTTGTAATTGACCTATCCCATGATATGGATTGCTGCCTGATCGTGGCTTGCAGGGCATCCTGGGGCATGTTTTTTTGAGCGGTAGGGCCTCAGGATGCCGATTGAGCGGGTTTTGCGGTAATCCTGCCGGCTGTCATACATGGCTCTTTTTCGCAAATCGCGTTATCATATTTGCATAGTTGATAATGGCAATGCGTAGTTTTTGCGTGTTTTTGAGTCTTGGAGCGCTTCAAAATGGTACAATCTTGCTATTTTGAGGGTATTTTCGGGGTTTGGCATAGTTTGGCATGGGATATGCTCTATATATCATCAGTTAGCGGGCATCATGCCCACCGGCCCGGCGGCATCCGGGAATAAGGAGGGATGGAAATGCACGTTACAAAAATAAATCGGGTTACTGGTTTAACGGCGGTTTACGGGTAACAAAAACCAGCGCGGGAGTGACTAACGCGCTTTTTAAGGGTGGAATAAAAACCATGACAGCGAACGAATTTGCGGCGATTTGTGCAGAATTTGGGATTGACCCCGGCATTGCGTTAGAGAATGACGAAGTGCGAAGGATAGTTAAGTACGGCAACATTGCGGAATTGCGGGAAGTAATGAAAGAGCAGTTTTAACCAATAACGAAAGGGCAGACAATGGAAACGAAACATACACCTGGGCCGTGGAAAATGGCTAAGTACAAAGCCACGGAAGATACGCAAAACCATAATATTTACGGTATTGCGCCGGATGACGGGCGTATTGTCACGATATCAACCGTGTATCCGATTAGCGATGACGGGCAGACGGGGGCGGAAAGCCATTGTAACGCCCGCCTGATTACCGCCGCGCCGGCCATGCTGAAGGCGTTGCAACAAATCGTTGCTGATTACGATTATGAAAAGGGAAATTGCAAACCGCATACGCTTGCCGGTCATGCAAAACGGGCGATTGAACAGGCAACAGGGGAATAACAGCGGAAATTGGGAGGCGCAAAACAATAGGAAACAATAGAAAAACAATAGAACCCCGCGAAAACAAGGGGAATTCATTGATTATGATCTTCACAAACGAAATTTCATCCATTGGCACAAAATGAAAACAATCACGATCAAATTTAGCAATACGCAAGGGCGGGTAGCAAAATACTACTTGCAAAAAAAATATCCCAATCTCCGCAGCCTTGACAGGATGGCGCGGAAATTGATTGCGGCAACAGTGGCCGATTTAGCCAAGCGCGAATTGTCGGAAATTGACCGCAAAATATCGAAAACGTAACCGAAAGGCACAACATGAGCATGGAAAAACGATACGCCAGCCCAAAAACGCTGGCAAAGATTCTTGAAGTCACTCCGTGGACAATCCGGCAATGGGTCACTCGGGGCAAAATACCGGCCATCAAAATCAATGCGCGAGTTTTGCGCTTCGATCTCCAGCGCGTAGGCCGGGCGCTTGGCATGGATTTGACCAATGAAATCCGGGCGGTGGATGTGTCTAATATTAGCCAAACACCAGAAAACCAGAGCAAAACCGAATAAAAGTTGTGTATAAAATTTATTGAAAATTCTTTCAAAAAAAGCTTGACAACATAACGGCTATGCAATATTTTATTTGCATTGAAAGAAAACCAGCGTGGAGGGACAATGAAAATCAGTAAAGAGATGCGGAAATACCTTGCCGAAATTGGCGGCAGGGGAGGGCGTAAGATGACGCCCAAAAAGCGGGCGCACCTTAAGCGCATTAGCAAGCTGCCACGTCCGGGGGCACGGCGGGAGGCGGCACAATGAAAACAGACATCCGGCTTGTTTCCGAATGGCTGGAGCCAACGTCAATCATTCAAACCCGCAATGGTGACGTGACGGCGGCGGCATGGTGCAAAGCCGAAGCCGCCCGCGTCCCCTGGTGGCAGGTCGTGACTCACCCCGAAACGCACGAAATCGCGGTGGCGTGGAAGGATGAACAATGACCATCATGGACTATCAATTTTTTATCCTGCTAGCCCCGACCCTGGCGCTGGTGATTTACGCGGTGATTGACCATATCAAACATGGAGGTGCGCATGGTTGACAACGCGGCGGGGCACCTTTTTTAAAAACACATGTAAGCAGTAAAGACTCATGCCCCGCCGCTTTTCTTGGAATGAATGAAGGGAATTGGAAATGGAACTTAAAAAAGCAACTCGAATCGGCGTAAGGCCGTTGATTGGAATTTACGGCGAATCAGGCAGCGGGAAAACAATGTCCGCTTTGCTGCTCGCAAGGGGATTTGTCGGGCCGGATGGGGTTATTGGAATGGTGGACAGCGAATCAGGACGCGGGAGCCTTTATGCCGATGTAATTCCCGGTGGCTATCAAGTCTTGGATTTAACCGCCCCTTTTTCTCCCGAACGATACCGGGAAGCGGTCAACTTCGTATCAAAAAACGCGGCCATTGGCGTACTGGACAGCGGTTCCCACGAATGGGAAGGCGTTGGCGGTGTGCTGGACATGGCGGCGGAGATCGAAGAACGAAGCGGCAAGAAGGGGCTGCATTGCTGGATCAAGCCGAAGATGGAACACGCAAAGTTCATGTTGACGCTCTTACAAGCTCCGATACCGTGGATTATTTGCCTACGCGCCAAGCACAAAAGCCACCAGATCAAAAACGCAAGGGGAGCAACGGAAATTGTCCGGGATGATTTCACGACGCCTATCCAAGCCGATGATTTCCTTTTTGAAATGACGGCGCACTTGGAAATTCAACAAGGAAATCATGTGGCGCGGGTTACAAAATGTAGTCATCCCGCATTGTTGGACTGTTTTCCGAAAGACGGGTTGATTACCGTGCAGCATGGCGAGGCATTGCGCAAATGGAGCGATGCCCCGACCGCCGCCGCTCCGGTTATCACGCCGCAGAACCCGCCGGCCGCCAGACCGAATGCCGAACCCGCCGCCGACCTTTTCAAAGCAGGGAAGAAAAGCGAAGTCGCCAGCCTCAAGAAAACACTTTGGGAAATCACGGAGAAACACCATCAAGGCGACAAGAACACGCTGGAGCAATGGCTTTGGGATGAAAACTACATTGACCCGAACGCCGAAAAGCTGGCCACGTTGACCGAAAGCCGGTTGATCGAAGTCATTGACCAAATCCAAAGCAAGGGAGCTTGACCATGTTACAGGACGCCAAGATTATCAAAGCCGATGCCGGGGATGAGTATTTCCGGCAGACCGCCAAAAAGGGTGATAAGGATTACGCTGTTTCCCGGTCTGACTTGGTTGCGATCAAGTCATGCCCTCACAAATGGCTTTTCACGGAGGAAAAGGAAGAAACCTCGTCCATGAATTGGGGCAACATCATTGACCGGTTGCTGTTGGGCGGTGAATCGGCAATCGTGATTGTGCCGGAAACCTACGTTGCGACAGACGGTAAATCAAAGCCGTGGAATTGGAATTCCAACACGTGCAAGTCGTGGCGGGATGAACACAAAGGGCAATTGACCTGCAACGTGGATACCATCCAACAGGCGCGGATGGCGGTAAACCAGATCAAAGCAAGCCCGGTTGTCGCGCCGATACTCAAGGACGCCGCGCATCAGGTCTGGGTTTCCGCCGTTTGGGCGGACAATAACGGGGTTGAATTCCCGGTTAAATGCTTGATTGACATTGTTCCCGCCCGTATCCCGGCGCTGGTAGACCTAAAAACCACGCAATCAATCGAACTCCGCCAGTATAGCCGAACGATTTTCAACTTTGGCTATCACGTTCAGGCCGCGCTTTATCTGGACATGTTCAATTCAGCCGTGAACAAGGAAGAACGGACGCAATTCCTTCATATCGCGCAGGAAAGCGTTGATCCTTATGAAGTGGGGCGGCGTTATCTGTCATACGACTGGATTGCCCTTGGACGCGCTGAATACCGGGAAGCCATGAGGCTTTATGCCCGTTGCATCAAGTCCGGCGTATGGCCGTCCTACGACGATATGGAAAGCCCGTCAATCGCGAATATGGATGGATGGGTTACGGTCAACCCCGAACCCTGGATGATTCTACATTCTGGCGTGGACATTGAATCAACTCCTGATTGGGCGAAATAATGACCATCGAATACAAAATAATAATTTCGGTTGATGCGGCAAAACTGGTTCGTCCCATCAATGATGTTGAAACATCCATCAATACCATGCTCTCCAGGTGTGGTATTGGCGAAAAACTGCACATGAGGACAAAGATTCCCATGCGCTTAAAAGTGAACCGGAAATTAAACCAAAAAGAAAGGGGCATTATGAAAGCATTGTTGGTTGAATCGTTTAACGAGCGATTGCATGCCAACGCGCTGATTGAGTCGTTTCGTTGTCAGTCCGGTAAGTCCTGCTGTAATTCTTCGTTGTAAGTCCGCTCCAAGGTGCGCAAGTAACCCGATGGGTGAACGCTTCTCGCGGCAGTAAGTCGAAGTTGTAAGCCAGGTTCGGCAGTAAGTCGAAACAAAAGATCAACGTGTTAGTTCGCAATACCTGGGGCGCGACAGGTTCGGTAACGCGCACAATTTTAACATGACAACCGAATACAAAACGCAAGACGAAGTGATTGCCGACCGGCGGGCTGGGCGTATCCGTGGACTGCGGCAGGTCGCGCAACATTTATACGTGTCGGAAGTCAACGCAAAAAGCAGGGCGGCGGTTGACCAAATCAAGGCAATGCACAGCGTAATATTGGACATCCTTAAAGACTACACTCGCTCTTTGGGTGATGGAGAGGACAGAGCGCAGCCCAGCCGGGGGACAGGCCGAGAGCCAATACCGGACGCAGCAGGCGCGGCAAAGGCCACGCTGGTAAGCCCTGTGGCAGACGAGAGCGCCTCCTCTCCTGATCCCGTGCGCTCGGACTCTTTGCTGGAACGCCTTGCGCAGTGGATAGTACGGCACCAACCGAAATATGGCGGAGACCACGCCTGCGCCCAATGCTACCCGCACGGCGACATTATTGAGGATGGGTTTGTGTGCGCATACCACGAAGCGGAGCGAATTTCAGAGAGTTCCAACACCCAAACACACGCCACAAACAACGACCGCCACGCTGACAGTTTGGCCGGGAAGGAAAACAAATGAGCATGAAAGAATCGAAATTTAAGCCGGGTGAAACACTCTATGCCGGTGCGTTTGAGATTAGCGGAATCCAAGTCATTTTCGCGGCTAAATTACGTTCGCAAGTAGCCGCCATTGCAATGAAGATCGGAGTCAGGCCGGGAACGATTGACATCCGCAAATTCAAGCGCGTCAAGGTGGTGGAGGTATGACCGCCACAATGCCCCAAAAAAGCGCTAGGATGCCCCTAGAAACGATTAACCCGCCTTATTCGGTAAATCATATCCGTGAAATATAAATCGGTTTACGGGGCATTTAACCCCGTTTTTGACAAGGGAGAGGCAAAATGACCGCAACAGCGATAAATTGGGCGGAAATGCCCCTATTCGCCGGCAGGACATCCGGTTTGCCCTTCCAAAGGCATAGCCGGACATCAATCCTGGCCGCTGGACGGGCGGCAGGCGGCGCAAATACGGCGCGGGCAAGGGTGTATCAGGCCATTGCCGAGCATCCTGCCGGGATCACCGACATGGAAATCCAGGAGCTTTTAGGCATGAGCGGTGACACGGAGAGGCCGCGGCGTATTGAATTGCTTGGCGATATTGAGAAAAACTTGCCGGTACGAATCAAGGAGGTTGGATTCAAAGCCGTCAAGCGGCCCGGAAAGCGTGACCGGGTGGCGACGACTTGGGGCATAACATGACCTCTAAAAAAATAAATAGAAAAAAGCTTGACACGATTTTGAATTATGGTATGGTTGCAATCAACAAAGGGAACTACCTTTGAAACACATGGAAACAAGGCACAATATGGACGAACGTATTGACAAGCTCACAAGCAGGCACATTGCCCGATGTCTGGACTATCTTGGAGACACCGTAGCACCAGCCACAGCCGTTTCCATCAAACGGTCATTTCGCTTTTTAGCGGATGACATCAAACAAGTAATAAACAAGGAGACTGACGATGGAAAACGAGTTGAGAATCCGTAACTGGGCAAAGTTCCAACATTATAGAGACCGCAATCCGCCGTGGATCAAACTCCATTATGAACTCATGTCAAGCATTGACTGGGTGATGGCCGATGATCAAACCCGTTTACTCATGATCGTCTGCATGATGATTGCGTCAAGGCATGACGGCAAGGTTCCAAACAATCCTGACTATATTCAGAAGATGAGCCACTTAAACAAAAAGCCAGACCTTGTAAGTCTTTGTAATACAGGGTTTTTTGAAGATGCTAGCATAGCGCTAGCGGATTGCAAGCACAATGCAAGCGGATGCTTGCGCTCTGTCTCTGCCTCTGTCTCCGACTCTTCTCTGATTCCGGAGGGGGATTGTAAGGGGGAATTACCATCCGATTTTGAATCATTCTGGACTGCATACCCGCGCAAGACCGGAAAGAAGGAAGCGTTAAAGGTGTGGAGCAAAGCAAAAGACAAGCCGGACATCCAGACCATCATAGCGGCAATCACGGCACAACTGTCAAGCCAGCAATGGCAGAAGGATGGCGGTCAGTTTATCCCGCATCCTGCAACTTGGTTAAATCAGGGCCGGTGGGCGGACGAGACAAAACCTGTTAAAATTGGTTCAACTGGAATGTCAGACCTAGATAGACGCATAGCCGAAACAGAGCGTAGATATAGGGAGGCCGTGTCTTGAGCGCGTCAATAGAACGCCGTCTTATCGGGTGCGTGATGGTCAATCCGGCAATATCGTTCCATGCCGCCGCTCAAGCCGGTGTCAACCTGGATTGGTTTGTTGACACTCAATGCCGTTCCGCATGGGATATTGCAAAGCACATGCCGGTTGAAATCGTTGACGCCTTGACCGTTGCGCGTGAGGCCGGGAAGCGTGGAATTGACGGGCTTGATTCAGGGTTTTTATCAGATTGTGTGGCTGACTCGCCTTCGTCCACATATATCCACCATTGGATAAACGAATTACGCAAGGAATATCTGCTTCGTGAGGTCAAACGGCTTGGAAATCAGATGGTAATCCAGGCATCCGATCCGGGGGCAGACCCGGACGCGCTGCTTTCGGAAGCGCAAGCGTGGATGACAGCATCCGCCGCCAACGTCGAGCCACCGCGCAACCCGGCGCAAGTCTATGATGAAATCGTTACAAGGTGGGAATCGGCGGGCAGCACAAAGGCGGTTGGTTTGCCGTCTGTCTGGACGGGAATCCAGCGGATCATTGGCGGATACCGCCACGGTAAGGTTTACGTGTTTGGTGCACGGCCTGGGGCCGGGAAAAGCACGTTCATGATGAACGAAGTCCACAACCTTGTCCGGATGGGGCATAAGGCGGCGGTGGCCAGCATTGAAATGGATGAAGGGGAATTGCGCGGGCGGATGCTGGCAACCGATTGTGACAAATCGTCATTCAGTCTGGACACCGGGTTTTACAACCATTGCGACTTCCAAGAATTGCGGCGGATGGCAAAGACGCATACGGATTTCCCATTACGGATTAATGATGACGCCCACATGCCGATTGAAAAGCTGGTGGCTTGGGCGCAATACGAATCTCTGAAACATGCCGTGGAATTTATAGCCGTGGATTATTTGCAAATCATCAGCGGGTCGGGCAACCGCAAGGAATCGCGGAATATGGAAGTTGCGCGTTACATGTCGGAAATATGCCAGATGGCAAAGAGCGTTAAGGTGCCGGTGTTGGTGTTGAGCCAGCTATCCCGCCTTGCCCCACGCGAGAACCGCCGGCCAGACCTGCACGACTTGCGGGATAGCGGGTCAATCGAGCAGGACGCTTATGCCGTCATGTTCATCCACCATAGCGTTGATGAGTGCAACGGGGTTGAATCGGAAAGCAGCGAGTTTATCATTGCCAAGAATCGCGGCGGGCCTACCGGGTCGGTCAAGGTGGAATTTCAGCGTAACCGGCAGCGGTTCAATGAAAGGGGCGGGGTATGAAAGAATTGTGCAAGCGGTTCAAGAAACTGGAAACTCGCATGTTTGACATTCGCAAGGAGCATGAATCAATCCGGCAGGAAATGGCAATGCTGGCTACTGCGATTGACCATGAGTTGAAGGTAAAAGCCGCCACCATCATTGCCGGGAACATGGACGTTGATGTTGATAATGCGCCGTTCTGAAAGTGAACAATGAATGAGCTACACCTTTTTGCAGGAGCAGGGGGCGGAATCCTTGGAGGAATCCTTTGCGGGCATACCTGCGTATGTGC